CCGCCACCGATCGTTTGATCAGCGACTACTCCTGTGGATGCAGCTTTACTGATCAATTTAAAATTGTTCTCAGATCTAACTGCGCCACTAAATGTAGTGTTTGCCATTTTATAATCCTCCTAGTTTTGCGAACGTAGTCTCTAGGCCGTCGACTATACTCGTCTACGTTCTATAAATAATTGTATAGTGATTAATCTATAGTCCTTTTTTAAAAAAAGTGCAAGGTATTCTGTGGTAAAAAATTGATTTTTGATAGCGCTTAAGTGGCTATCGAAACTTCGGCCTTGGCTTCAACTATTTTTGTCTCACGAGTAGCTTCCTCAAATTCTCGAGCAACGATCTCTTTAATAATATCCTGGATTTTTTTATTAATCTCAATCATCCTGATATTATGCTTGCCTTCCTTCAGGTGTTCTTGTTGCCACTCTAGTTCCAAGGACCGTTTCGTAGTGTATAGGTCTTCGGTCATCGTTAACCTCCTCATAGGTTATCCATTTACCACGGGTAAATCCATCTTTTTCGAACTTTACCTCATTTTTTCCTACTTTGTCAAGGATTGTTTTTTCAACATCCTCTAAAGTATCATTACTCTTGATATCAAAAGACGCAAAATACCCATTGTAGTGGATTCTTATGTGAAAGTTTTTCATAGGTCTAATTTCTCACTGTATAAATGAAATGAGGCGACTTTGTGGCCGCCTCATTTTTTTATTTTATTATGCTCCTGGTGTTCCGAAAATACCACGCCAGTCAGATGCGCCAAAAACGTATCTTTCCCTAGCTTTGTATCTTACGTTACCAGTATCGAAGTCACCTTCCATGGATGTTTTAAGAGGTGCTCTATCGAAGTGTTTAAGTCCGTTAGGCACATCTGTAGTCACAAACCATGCATCTGTATCACTTAAATAGTGATTAACGACATAGCCTTCAGGAATCATATTCATATTCTTGAGTGCATTGATGTCATTATCTGCAGTACCTACTCTACCTTGAGATTTTAATAATCTCTCAGCAGTAAATTGAAGCGCAGAAGGAATTATCATTTTCCTTGCTTTTGCTGCAACTTTTAAACCTCTTTCGTCTTTGAACGCTGCAATGTCAATCATTGCTTGTTCTAAAGAAGTTTCATTTAGGTCCGCGGCAGTAGACAAGATATTAGTTTGATTACCAGATAACGTTGGGTGCGTACTAACTAATAAAAACTGACCATCACCAAATGTTCCTGATGTAAAGCCGTTATTTAAAATAGTAGCGCCTTTCGTATTCTTAGTACTCGCCATAGATCTTGCCAAAGCTTTTGTATAACGAGAAGCGAGTCTATCGTAGAGATTATCTTCGATAGCTTCTTCTGTAATCGCAAAAGCTAATGCGATGGTTTCCATAGTGTAACGAGCAGTGTAAGTTTCCTGAGCTGTGTCAAAAGCTACCCCTTGACCTTCAGGTTTTACAGCTGCGTCGCCAAAGCCAGATAACATAACTTCTTCTTCAAAAGCTCTGTCAGATGACTCTGTTACGAAGATTTGCTTCGTTTCGTCTGCGTATTGCTTGTATTCCAACCCGAACAAGGCGTTTAAACCGGGCTCAAGCTCTTTAACAAGCTGTTGTCGTGATATTGCCATAATTTAACTCCTATGTATTCGTATAGTTGTAATAAACATGCTCATTGAATTTTACAATCCAATTAGAGTTAGCAGTGGATAAATCTGTATTAGATGGATCTTCACTTTTTCTAATCATAGTGAATTGTCCACCTGCTACAGCAGCTCCAGTGATTTCCTCTTTAGATCTCCCATTGACTGTTGAACCCGCTGTGTAAGCCATGTCGTTTCCACGACTAGCTACAGTTTGAGCCAACGTGCCTGAAGTTTGCACTTCAAACAGGTCATCAGGATTATCATACACAAACGCTGTTGCTTCGGCCGCGACATCGCCGGGCCAATAGTTTTTAAACGTTGGTTTAGAAGTTGTTGGATCGTCGTAAAAACAACCATTAAAGATACCCACATTTCTAACAGCATCAGTTTCAGATGAGCCAACATAGCCATAAGCTAGCGTGCCTCCACCTTCACTGATAACTACGCCGTTACCTGCGGACATTACATCACCCGCGAAAACAGCACCTGTGGTGCCACTTTGGATGAGGTATTTTGATGTACCTTCAGAAGTTGGTCTACTACCGAGTCCACCGACTTGTCTAAAACCGAACGGTGCGTCTTGGTTTGCCATATTATTACTCCTTGTAAATAGCTTTCGCTATTTACGGTTAATTAAAATTCGATGGTGGGATTGCCCCTAAAAGAATTATTCTTTTTTTGTACCACCGAAGGTTACGCGAGATTGCCGTTCCTGTTGGATCGGCATACTCTTATGTTGCTCCTTACCAAGATCGTACTCTAATGCTTCATTAGCTTCGCGTGTCATTTTTTGATAATAGGCATCACGTTGCTTAGCGATCTCTTCGGGTATCCTTGCCAACACAAGGCCACCAACTCCGATTAAGCCCTTATATTTCCCGTCATTGATTGTAGGATAGTCTTCTCCAGGGTATTGATCTGCTCGTACTAACGACCAGCCGGATCTGAGTTTACCTTGTACATTTTTGGTATCGTCAAATCCCATTGTTTCTACCCGGATCCATCTATGCCTGAAACCCGTTGGGGCTTTGGGCGCATCTAAAGATGATGGTGGAGTCCAAACCTTTGGTCTTTCAGTTTTAGACCTAGTCTGACTCGCGCGAGAAGTTTTGTTTTCTGTCATATGCTTATGCCTCCTTCACGTTTAATAATTGTTTCGCATATTCTTCGAGTGGCACATTCAATTTTCGTGCAATTTGCACTTGTGATGATGTGAGTTTCACACTTTTGCGGCCTGGTTTCACGCCTCGTTTCACCGAAGCAACTGTCTGAACAGTTTTAGCCGATCCTTCTTTTCTATCAAATTTATGAGGAAAGTCAACTTTTATTCTTTTGTCTATTTCTGCATAGTATTCATCTGATTTAGGATCAAAGCCTTCTTTTTCTACCAGGTCTTTATGAATCTCGAACGCCGTAAAAGTCATAGCTCGGTCTTGACCGAACCAATTATTCTTCGTCGCCCAATCTTCTGCCTTCTCGTCAACTTGAGGAAGCGTCGGAGTTTTCTCCGGTGCTCCTCCGCCATATGCAGGAGTTCTCGGCTCCTTTTCGTATGTGTCTCGTCTTAATTTTTCAGATTCAATACCTTTGGCATCACTTGTTAAAGTACTCAATTCTGTCTGAGCTTCAACCTGTTTTGCCGTGTCTCCTGATTCAATAGCCGATGCTAGTTTTCCTTTAACCGCATCCAATTGGCTTTTGACTCTTGCTTCTGAGTCCTTAAGATAAACGGAATCCAGCTTGGCGTAGCGTGATTCCCATTGTTTTCGTTTATGTTCTACGCCTTGAGCGTAGTCCACTGCAGCATCTTTCTGTCGTTCTGCCTCTCTCCATTTCTTGGTTAATTTAGCAATCCTTTTCTTGACGCTATCACTATATTCTTCTAGCTTTTCGTCTTGCGGTTTGCTTTCCTGAACATCAGGCTGCTTATCAGATTCCGCAGGTGCGTCATCGGACTTAGCAGTGTCTTCAGTAACTTCATCTTTAACCTCTATTTCTGGTTCGGCTTCTATTTTCTTTTCTTCTGGTATACTGACCTCGGCACCCGGACCACTCGTGTCGATGTCTACCAATTTACCTTGTTGTTTTTCTTTGTCGTCTGGCATAGTTCCTCCTATGATTATATGTCATGCAAGATCTGTTCTGGATCTTGTATTGTTGCTAGAACCTCGTCTTCGTTTAAGATTCTTACTTCTCCCCCTTCAATTTTAAAGCGTGAGCCTGCATAACGTGCAAACATCACCCAATCTCCTTTCTTGCACCATGGTCCACGTGGATATCGTTCTTTATCTCGATAACAATCAGGTCCCACTTCTAACACTAAGCCACATACAGTAGCCACATGTTGTCTTTCTGCTGCTGTATCAGCAATATGTACTCCACCTTTTGTAACTCTCTTCGGTTGAAAAGGTAAAACTAAAATTCTCCATCCTGTAGGTTTTGGAAGATGTATAGCTTCTGGGGGTTTATTACGATTTTCTTCTAAGACTAAGTTAACCTTGGGTAGGTTTTGGGTCTTTGTCGATTCTAATAACTTTTCCGTCATGTACTTCTTGCTCCTTCTTATTAAGCAGGTTAGAGATTTCCTGTAACACTGATTCCAGTGCACTTATTTGTCCGGTAATATATTTATATTTATCAAAGTTGTCAACCCCACCTGAGGTAACATTCATTGATAAAGCAGCCAGCTGTTGTTTTATAGCTCGCTGTAATTTTAATACAAAACTAAATTCATCCA